GAATTTTAAATGTTTCTCGAATATTTTTCTCAGTTTTTTCAATTAAAGCATGAAATGAGTTTCTAAATGCGAATGATAAATTTTGTATTAAATAGTCTATAACCTTGTCTGGCAACAATAAGTAAATAAATAGTAAAACTAAAAATACTACACAATTCGTGTATATTGAAACTGCACTAAACACGGCAAGTGAGTAATTCCATGTTATACATGAATAAAGATACGGAGTAAATACAGCCGAGAATATGATTCCCACGCACACATATAGAACCAGAGATAGCATATAGTTTTATGATTCATTTTTTTCTAGTATAAAATGCGTAAATTTAATATCGATGTTCAATAACATGTTGCCTAGATGGCTAAAATTGTATGGTGTAATAGGAATTCTTCCTGTTTATTTTGGGTCATTACTAACATTTCAGGATAAACATACAGTTGTTTCTATTCCAACCGAGCTTGGATTGATGTACGGACACTACTATTTCTTTCATAAGTTTTTACATACCTTTCCAAATTCCATACTTAATTTACATGTTCAAATACATCATGATAAACGATATGGTCTTAATAGACATCTAGAACTTTTCATCGATTTTCTTTTTGAAATGCTCTGTTTTTGCGTATTACCTTTAGTAGCGCAGGCTTATACAAATATTTGGATTTGCTGTCCAACAATTGTATTCATGATTTCACTTACAATGACATTTGGACATATAATTAATTATTCGTATTTAGGACCGAATCTTATTCATAAAGCCCATCATTTGGACACTTCTGTTCATTATGGACCTGATTTTATGGATCATTTGTATGGAACGGCAATTAGAGACCATGAAGATGGAAATATACATATATCTTCCATATTAATGGCTACGTGTGTAGTTTTACTGGCAAAATTATATTTTAAATGGAAAGATTAAGTCGAACATGGCATGAGGCAGAGCTTGATCTCTCCCAAATTAGCTACTACATATCGAATCATTAAAAACCAGTCATTCTTCATGTGAATTTCTAAATTATTGCATAGATTCGTACACTTTGTGAATAAAACAAGATGAGGCAATGAAAAATTACCTGTTACAATTTCATCACTTGTTTTCTTTTCGATACTGAACTCATTTTCTGAATCTCCCATGATAGTTGTGCGTGACGCAAAATGTCCCTTACAACTGAACGTAAGAGAGGAACCAACATTCTTAATATCAACCGTCTTCGCGCCGAGTAGAGTCATATCTCTACAAATCTTCTGGAAATCCATAGAAGGCATTGTGATATGAGTGCTAAACTCAGTATCAGGAAGCTGAATATCGGGCTCATCTCTGTCAAGTAAATTCAACTTATAACGAGTTACCTGCTTCTTCTCGCCATCCTCAAGCAGAATACCGAGTGAGTTGGAATCAGACTTATCCACGTAAAAGGTAATTGTGTCGTCATTTGTGGCTGTCTTTACAATTCGATAAAGATGGTCAGTATTAACTCCAATGATGAACTTTGGTGTGTTATGTTGGTATGAAAAGTGTTCAAATTTGTCAGCATGAAGCCTCAGATGAACCAATACTGTTCTCGTGTTGTCCATAGCAATCATCCGAATACCATCTTTGTCAAAAATAAGACTCATTTCAACTAGAATACACTTCAACGCCTCTTTTAAAGTCCGTATTGCGCCAGTCTGAACTGTCTTCGCCTCAACAATATACTCGGGCATTTAGGAATCTTATTTCCCTGCGTTTAAAACCCTTTGTTTCATAGTATGGCTCTTTTTCTTTGATACAATGCGACCGGCTTTATTGTACATCAAATGATCTTTAGTCAGACCGCCCGCGGTCATTTCCGCGCCACCATGCATAACTTTTGCGCGCGACCCCACTCTCTGAGTTTTATTGTTAGGCATGTTTAAATACAGCATCGTGAATTTTTTGATCGAATATTCCAACTATTTGACTCGCTTTAACGATTCTTCCAGTATTATCGCTATACCCATCAACTTGTGAACAAATACAAGGATATAATCCAAACCAGTTATCTTTCATTAATGAATTCCAACTTACATCTGCCGCATAAGACCTTTTATCAAGAATTTTTAGAATTCCCGAATTTAATTGTGCTTTCATACTTTTTACTGCTGATTCTCGATTTGCTAAAAATTTATCATAATAGCTTCCATTGACTAAATAAGCGCCAGTGTTAATTGACTTAAATATTCTTGGAAAATTATATTCCTGATACCAACCACATAATAAAATAACATCCCAAGATCGATTTGTTAAAGCTTCTAGTTCAGAATACTGGCTTTCTAAATTACTCCATTGCAGATCATCTTCAAGAATTAGCACATTTTTCCAACCTTCTTCTTTTGCCATACGAAGAATTTGAGTGTGGCTTTCAAGACAACCCAGAGCCCCGTTATTTCTTTTAATAGCTGAAAATCTAACAATTTTATTCTCTGGAATTTTGCCCTTCTCAAAAAAAGATTTCATAATATCTCGCCTATCTTGGCGATTATCTAAATTTATATAAACAATTTTATCGATAAAGTCCCACATTATTCACAATTAAGATTTGTTTTCAAAGCTTAATTGTGGGTTTCCCCTGTATTTTTGTTTTTGTTTAGTTGGAGTACGCAAGACCACCCATGCCAGACATGACGCGGAGTACGTTGTAGTTGAGAGCATAGACGCGGACCTGCGCCGTGTTGTTGGCGGCAACTGTGTTGACTGAAACCGTGAGCTGGAGCGTTGCCTTGTCAATGCGAGAGAAGTTGCACGTGCCAGAAGGCTGGTGCTCCTCTGGGCGGAGAGCGAAGGAGTAGCAGTTGATACCCGTTGAAGGCGTGCGGCAGTGGTGCTGGTAAGGCTGAACGCGGTCAAAGTATGAACCCTCACGCTCCGTGAAGCGGTCCTGGCCGTTGAGCTGAAGCTTCGCAACCTCAACTGGGTTACCACCCTCGCAGCGAACGTCGGACTCGAGAAGAACCTTACCGAGAAGGAAGAGCGTCGTGCCCGCCGTGTCCGTCGCACCGGCAGTGTTTCCAACATTGCTCTGGCCCGCACCGACTGAGTTGACGTCTAAGTTAACACCAGTGATGTTGCTCGTCATCGCCGCCAATGAAACATCATAGTCATCGGAGTAGTTAAATGGCTGAATACCAAGGTAGTATTTCTGCACATCAGCGGTACTCGCACAATCTACAAAAGAATCGCGCTGAACAACCCAGAAGAGCTCCTTAACGGGGTGGTTAAAGTTTAGCTGAATCTTGTTAGATGAGCTCGTGATTGACTCCGCGCCCGTGTACTGAACCTGCTCAATGAGATACTCGTGAGACTGCTGGGCAAAGCGGCGGCGCTCCTCTGTGTCGAGGTAGCAGTAGTCAACGTAGAGAGATGCAGCCGCAAGAGACATAGAGGGGAGGGTTGAGTATGCCGTGTTTGCTCCAGTATTGGGCTGATTCCCCTGCCAACAACAGAGCTGAGAAGGGTTGAACTCTACGTTGATACGGACCTCGTGGTACTGGAGCGCAATGAGAGGAATCGCGACACCGGGATTGCGGCAAAACCAGAACTGAAGAGGAATGTAGAGCGTCTTTGCCGGAAGCGACATCGTGGAGCCACATGTCTTGAGCGACCCACTGGCAGAGCACGGCGCGGGCGTGGCCTGACCGGCGGCGTTAGTAGGGAACTGAAGATCTGCCGTCTGGCCAATAAGGGCATTGAGTGCGCGGACTGAGCCAGCCTCCGTTGAGAGCTGCGTCCATACCTGCATCCAGTCACCATACTGGCGATCAATACGCTGACCGCCAATCTCAACCTCAACCTGGTTGATAAGCTGGTGACCAATGTAGTGAACCCAACGAACCGATTGACCTGATGCAGGCTGAACCTCAGGGAGAACAACCTGGAGGTACGTCTTGTACATGAGGTCCGCATTGCGGTTGATTACCGCCGTTACACGCTTGTTGAAGTCCGCCTGTCCATTGAACGTAACCTCAATAGACTCTACAGCGAAGTTCGTGTGGCGCTTGTAAAGAATCTTCCAGAAGGTAATCTGGGGGTTGCCGGAGATGTAAACATCCTGTGCGCCGTAAGAAACAAGTTGCATCAAACCACCTCCCATCTTGTTGTTATAATTCACAGCAAGAGAATTTCTGAGCCAAAAAATTTTCCAGCCGAGGGCGACCTTAATTACTTTACAATGGACGGCAATACAAGGTCCTTTATTGTTTGAGGGTACTCTGGGTCAGACCAAATTAGCAATTCGTCTGAAATGTCTACATCATAATACATATACTGAATTGTCAATGGTGCTAAAGTGTTTTTTATATTTTTAATGTAATTTATCAAAACTTGCTCTCTATATTTTCGACCAATTTTCAAATCATTACCATTCACTTCAAATCTGTGAGGGTTATACCGAATAAACACCATAGGTAACTCACAGCCTTCAATTGTATAAGATGTTCTGATATCAACCATTCGTTTAATATCACACGAAACACCATATCCATCATGTTGTTCTTCATCAACCTCTATAAAAACTAGACAACCATTAATTATTAAAAAGAAATCAATATAAGCACATGTTTGGTTAATACACTTGAATGTAATATGATGTTCTCGCTTATATTCAACTCTCGCCTTTAAAAGTGCACTAGCAATTCGCTCTTCTTCCTTCTTCTTTCTTTGTTGACCTTTAAGCGTATGAAATGATCTAAAATGTGATAAAAGTCCACCTTTTGAAATATAACTTGCTCCGCAGTTTTCTTCATTGCAAATAAATGGCCTTTCACCTGTATGCGTTCTCATATGTATTTCAAGTTGACCTTTGGCAATAAATGAAAGATCACACAGATCTTCATTACACTTAAAAGGTCTTTCGCCAGTATGTACTCGCATTAAATGATAAATGCTTTGAGATCTTGAACAAAAGCTTTGATTACACAATTCACACTTATAGGGTTTTTCTCCGGTATGGTTTTTTCTTATGTGGCTTTTTAGCTGTGATTTAGTTCTTCCTGAATAATCACAATTGTCATAATCGCACTTGATTGGCTTTTCTCCAGTATGTTTCAGAATATGCGTTTTTAATACATGAGAATCATTGAACGATTTACTACATATGTTGCATTTATAAGGTTTTTCTCCAGTATGAGTGCGCTTATGACTTATACCAACACAAGAAGCAGAAGAATACGTACAACCTTCAAAATCACACTTGAATGGCTTCTCACCTGTGTGAGAGCGTTTATGCGTATCCAAACACTGCTTCTGGCTCGTGGCATAATGACAATCTTTAAAATCACATTTAAATTGTTTTTCTCCAGTATGACCTGTTATATGTAGATCAAGAGTTTGTTTTTGAGAAAAGCATTTTTCACAATAAGAACATTTAAATGGTTTTTCGCCTGTGTGAATTCTGACATGCTTATCCAGAGATGGCTTTTGAGAAAAAGATTTTTCACAAGTGTTACACTTATATGGTTTCTCACCAGTATGAATCCTTTTATGAATTGCAACGTTTCCTTGCTGAATAGACGCATACTTACAACCAGGATGTTCGCAAGTATATGGCTTTTCTCCTGTGTGGATCATAATGTGATTTTTGAGTGTATCTTTATTAGCCAGTACTTTTTCACAGGGTTTATATGGACACTCGTAAACCATTATATAGTATAAGATGGCCACTATCTAAACTCTTTATACTATATAATGGACTTCCTTTATATACCAACGTCAAATCTCCTGATAAATACATTTATAAGGGGATTTTTGGTTTTATTAATATCAGTGTACTCTTTTAAGACTTCTTGGTACTGGGGATACTGGCTTGCGATTATTCATGATGCAATTTCTTTAACCATTATCGGCCCGTAGATCCAAATCCACCTTCTCCACGATTGTCAGGAGCAGCAGGGAGTTCATTCACGCTATTAACAAAAATAATCTTCTTCCAAGGTAGCCAATTGTGTTGAACCACTTGAAACAATCGGCGTCCAAATTCAATATCATA